GCAAGTTCGGCATAATCAGCCGCCTTGTTATCTTCGTTGCGACCGAAGGATACGGATATCTCGTTTTTGATTATATCCCCCAATCCATTCTCACGAAGCCAGTTAAACGCCGCTGTTTTGTTCGCCTCTGTAATAGTGGCACGATACGACGTTGAAACTTTCAGATGTGATCCATCATGAAGTTTTAATTCTGCTAAACCCATCTCAGACATCATAGTTGGTATGACCTCTCCTGAAATGTGGTCTCTCTTTTTTTTCATCATCTTCAAATCGTTTTCTATATCTGCAATACGATCATCACATAACTCTAATCTTTCAACTTGATCTGCAAGGGACTGAATACCTTCAGTCTTTTTCATTGCATCTTGTTGGTCTTTTTCAAAATCAATTGTCATCTATTTCTCCTTTCTCGTATAGATTAATTTCAATAGGATAATATTTTCTTTCTTGTTTATCCCATTTTAACAATTTGTATTGTCCATTTGTTATATCAGATACTATAGAACATGCTACACCTATAATCGCAGGATCGCCTGTAAGTAGTAAATAATCTTTTTCTGTAAAATCTTTTAATCCTTGTCTCAACTTATACACGAGTGGACCAGGTGAAAAAATAATTTGTGAAAACTCTGGTAATAAAAAATTAAATTTTCCAGATGAAGAATAACTAGATGCACCCATGATATTTATTTTAGGGTTGCCTGCTTTAGTTCCAGCTATTTCTTGTATTACAAAAACTCTACTTTCTGACATTGACAAATCATATAACATCCTTTATATAGATGTCAA